CCTGAAGCTCAACAAATAACAAAAACATTACAGAACGCTGGATACAAGATGCTGGGGTCGGGTGCTGATGCAACAGTGTGGGCAAAAGATACAGGCAAAGTAATTAAAATTATAATGCCAGACACCTTTGAAGATAGAACACACTCAGCAAACATCTTTTATAAGTTTTATGAGTTTGTTCAGCAGCATCAACAATATGAAAATTTACCTAGATTCATTGAAATTCAAGGCAAACATCACGCTACATTCATGCTAGGTGATAAAGAATATATTCAGATATCTATGGAGCAACTATATCCTATTACAGAGGGAACAGTTGAAGAGGCTATTGTTTGGATGCTTAGTGATTTTGCTACAAAAAACATGAAATGGAATCAAGTCTACGAACAATTATTAGATCCTCATACTTGGATATTTTTAAAAGAACCCCCAACAATAGAGCAAGTAATAGCTGATATACAATCTTGGGATAACTCAGATATAGCAAAGTGGGGAATTTTATTCTCATTGATGCAACTACTATATCATACAGGTAATATAAATAAATTTGGTTGGGATTTACATACACAAAATGTTATGCAGCGCCAAGATGGCACATTAGTTATTATAGATCCTTGGTTCAGTATTATGGAATCAAGAACCTAAAAGAATTCATCCTTAGGACCATTGTAGTTAGGGTGATGGGTGGCTACTATCCCAGAAATGTTTGATTCGCTACCAAATCTTTCTTAAAGTAGCAAGAATAAAAATGGCTGGATTAATCCAGCCATTTTCATAAGTTCAAATATTAAATCAACTATTAGGCCAAGGCGCTGTTTGTAAAGGTATAGTTGCGCCTGAATATCGGGCTACCCCTTTAGTGTAACGAATCTCTGCTAAATATCCCTGCAAAGACCTTATGCCATCGGGTATATTTGTTAAACCAAAAGGCTGAGTAGCAGGATCAGATAGTCCTACACTAGTCCCGGTCATTTTATTCCCATTAATATACAAATTAACTTCTGTTGAATTAACTGAATATGCTACATAATTCCAAGAATTCACTGTTAAATTTCCCCCTCCGTCACCAGGATAGCTACTAAATTGAATAGCCTTAGATTCTTCATTAATTATAGTATAACTTGTTCCTGACCTTCCCATAAAGAAAGGTTGAAAAAATGGGGCAGAAGTTATATATATTTGAAATTCTAGAGTGAATGGCTGATTAGCAGCAAAATCTGTACTAGATGCATATTGTAACACGCTGCCACCAAAAGTTCCTTGAACACTTTTAATTGTATTTTGACCAAAAATAGTTTGCTCATTACTTGTAGTTACATCTGAAATGAACTGAGGAGTTCTATTATAAGAGCTACTATCTATAAAAGTAGTACCACCATTGGCACCATCACCATGCACTAGTAACACTACATTAGCAAAATAAGGATCTGAACCACCACCCCCTCCACCTGAACTCAACGCCCGCATACCACCAATCAATCTCATTCCACTAGAAAACCTCATTCCCATAATATTAGTCCTTAAGATAATATATTGTATTTATCTGATAAATAAATTGATGCGCTATAATGAATTACTATTAGATTCGGCAGTAACAGAATTGAAGGACAAACTACCTTCATTGGCTAAACACGACTACGATACCATAGACAAGTTAATGCGTAATATATCTAAAAAGCATAAGATATCAGCTAACGCATTGCATGATATCTTTGTAAAGAAATATAAGAAAACACCGGACGATTGGATAAAAAATAAGCTGGATGAAGATCCAAATACGAATGAAGAAATAGTAAGAGATTTTGCTAATTGGGTAGGTAAAAAGCTAAATTTGGGTAAATTACCTAAAATAGAATTGAGTATGGATACCGAAGAAGCACAGGAAAACACTCATACTGGTGGACATACTCCAGGATCAGGAAGTATTTGGGTATATGCCAAAAATCGTAATTTAGTTGATATTCTTAGAACAGTTGCACATGAGTTGACACATGTAAAACAACATGAATTGGGCATGATTGAACCAAATGATAGCTATCCAGGTAGCCCAATTGAATTGTTAGCTGATATGGTTGCGGGCAAACTTATCAAGATTTATGGTAAAAATCACCCAAATATCTTTCAATAAAATCCCACTTCTTGTATAATACAAGAATGCTAAAACTTCTTGTTCCCTTACCACGCAAACTAACCATCGCTTTTTCAGGTGGTGTGGATAGTGTTGCTATTACTGACTTCTTGCGTAGAAAGCATGAGGTTACTTGTGCCTTTTACCATCATGGCACTGAGAATAGTAATAGGGCTTTTGAATTCGTCAGCAAGTTTTGTAACGAGCATGACTTACCTTTATTGGTTGGATTCCTTCGCGGCACTAAACCAAAAGAGTTAAGCACCGAAGAATTTTGGCGAAACAGTCGCTATGAATTTCTTTGCAGAGAGGGTATGGGACCAGTTGTAACCGCACATCATTTGGATGATTGTGTAGAAACTTATCTTTGGTCATGTATGCATGGTACACCTAAGGTAATTCCCATGATCCGAGATAATGTAATCAGACCATTTCTAACAACACCTAAAAGCGAGTTTGTCAGTTGGTGTGAGCGTAAAGGGTTAAAATGGTGCGAGGATCTTAGCAATCAAGACGAAAAGTATACTCGCAACTACATCCGCAAACATCTAGTGCCACATGCACTTAAAGTAAATCCTGGCTTACATACTGTAGTCAAGAAGATCATTGAAAAAAATTTATAGACTATAGTACATAAGTTTATGTACTTGTACGCAGTAAATATTTTGATGCGTGCCAAAGAGTTCATAAACGAAGCAGTCAAAAACATTGTAAAAAATGGTCTAAAGTTACCTAAAGAACACGAAGCCTCATTGCCAGGCACGCATAGAGTTGCAGGCACTGCTGATAGGTTGTATGATTTGAACAGAGTTATGCAATTTGTAGCTGTTGCAGATGGAGTAAATTTTCCACCTATTCCTCAACAAAGTTGGGCGGGCAGAAACAATACTGCACATCCTTATACCAAATTGGAAGCTGAAATGCTAAAACATGCGTATAGAATGGCTAATGTGGATTGGCAAGACGCATTGTCACCAAATCCACACAATGAAAGTCAAGAATTAGGTGATACTAATAAAACCAGTCCAATAAAATCGTTCAAAGGTTACAAACGCAAATAGGTCAAAATAATGTTGATTTCTTCTAGCTTTATAAGTATAATACGCGAGTATTTCTTACACAAGGAGAAACAATGCCTAGCCGAATTTTTTCAAACGAACAAAAAGCACGCCTGACACAAGTAATCAACGAAGGCTGCCAAACTATGCACGAAATCGATAGCCTAAATGAAGGCTTATCTGATTTGGTCAAAGCTGTAGCAGAAGAAATGGAAATCAAGCCAAGTGTGCTCAAAAAAGCAATTCGTTTGGCCCACAAAGCAGCATTAACCAAAACCAATCAAGATCATGAAGAACTTAATACTATTTTGGAAACTGTAGGAAAAACACTGTGAACTACGGATATCTGATAAATAATAGAGGGCGAACGGGAGTAGCTACCCTTCTGTGCCGATTCACAGATAGCCCTTCTACTACTAATCGGAGTATCATGGTAAAACGAACACAAACATACCGAAAGGTATATGTCCAACATTATGGACAACCACCTAAAGATGAATTTGGTAGAATATATGATATTCACCATCTAGATGGCGACCACACTAATAACGACCCGCTTAATTTAAAAGCGATTCCCATTCAAGAACATTATGATATACACTTTGAAAAACAAGATTGGAAGTCCTGTGTTATGATAGGTTTAAGGATGAAACTCCCACCAGAAGAAATCTCTAAGTTAAACAGTTTAGCAGCCCAAAAGCGTGTTAAAGAAGGATCGCATCATTGGACGACTAAAAAACATGCCAGCGATGTTAGTGCCCGAGTAAAGCGTTTGGTTGAGGAGGGTACCTATCATATGTTAGGTGGAGAAATTCAAAGGTCATTTCAAAATGAGAGGGTGAAAAACAAAACACATCAGTGGTGTGGCCATAAAAATGTTTCACCTAATACACAAGTTAAATGGGTTTGTCCACATTGTGGATTAGAAGGAAAAAACCAATTTAATGGATTTAGATGGCATTTTGATAACTGTAGGAAAAAGGTATAATGTCATATATTGATGCGTTGTTTGACCGAGATAAAGATAGAATTTATGTAGTTGAAAGGGATCCTCAAGGAAAGAGACAGTATAAAGAATATTCACCTTCATACACCTTCTATTATCCTGATCTAAAGGGTAAGTATAGGGGTACAGATGGTAAGGCTGTGAGTAGATTTTCTACTCGCAAGCGCAGCGAATTTGAAAAAGAAAAACGCATTCATGGTAATAAAAAACTATACGAAAGCGATATCAACGTAGTTTTCAGGTGTCTGAGTGAAAACTATATGGATGTGGATCCTCCTAAACTTCACACAGTATTCTTTGACATTGAGGTTGACTTTGATCCAGAAAAGGGCTTCTCCCCCACAACAGATCCCTTCAATCCTGTAACAGCAATTTCTATGTATTTGGATTGGCTAGACCAACTTGTAACGTTGGTCATTGCCCCTAAGCACATGAGTAAAGAAACTGCCAATCAGATTGTAAATGAGTTTGAAAACTGTATTCTGTTCACAAACGAAGTTGAAATGTTTGAAACATTCTTTCAACTCATTGACGATGCAGATATCATCACAGGTTGGAACTCAGAAGGGTATGACATACCTTACATGGTCAATCGTGTAACTCGCGTAATGAGTAAAGACGATACACGTAAGTTTTGTTTGATGGATCAACTGCCTAAACCTCGCGAGTATGAACGTTTTGGTAAAGTAGAAATGACATATGACTTAGTTGGTCGTATTCATATGGACTATCTACAATTATACAAAAAGTATAACTATGAGAGCCGTCATAGTTATAAGCTTGACTTCATTGGTGAAATGGAAGTTGGCGAAAACAAAACACAATATGAAGGTACACTAGATCAACTATACAACAAGGACTTCAAGAAGTTTATTGAGTATAACCGTCAAGATACGATGCTACTTGTAAAGATCCACAATAAACTAAAATTTTTGGATCTTGCAAATAGTATCGCGCATCAGAATACAGTTTTGCTGCCTACTGTAATGGGCTCAGTTGCTCAGATTGAAATGGCAGTCATCAATAAAGCTCACAAAATGGGCTTAGTAGTACCCGACAAACAGGAGAAAGAATCGGATGAACAAGCTGCGGCAGGTGCCTATGTTGCTACGCCCAAGAAAGGACTTAGCGAATGGATCGGTGGTATCGACATCAACTCGCTCTATCCCTCGGTTATTAGAGCCCTCAACATGGCTCCAGAAACAATCGTTGCACAAGTCAGACAAACTCTCACGCAACGATACATGGCTGACAAAGGAAGAAAACTAGCAAGTCAGAAAGCCCGATACAAAGAGGGTGATGATGATGTAACTGGTTCTATTCTATGGGAGAATCTGTTTGGTAGCTTAGAATATCTTTCTATCATGAATCAGGAGCGTGGCACTATTCTTACATTAGACTATGAAGATGGTCGCAGTGAAGAAATGTCTGCTGCTGAAATATGGAAGCTAGTATTTGACAGTAACAGGCCTTGGATGTTGTCTGCAAATGGCACGATCTTCACGTATGAGAAAGAGGGCGTGATTCCTGCTCTACTAAGTGAATGGTATAGTGAACGTAAAGAAATGCAGAAAAAGCTAAAAGAATCTACTACTAAAGAGGACCAAGAATATTGGGACAAGCGTCAGTTAGTACGTAAGTTTCTGCTTAACTCAGCATATGGTGCTCTGTTAAATGAACATTGCAGATTCTATGACAAGCGTATTGGTCAAAGTGTAACATTGTCAGGTCGTCAAATCGTCAAGCATATGATGAGTCAGACTAACGAAATCGTTACTGGAAAGTATACGCACGAAGGCGATGCTATTGTTTATGGCGATACTGATAGCTGTTATTTTAGTGCAGTATCACTAAAGCCTGTAATAGAGGCTGATGGCGTAGAATGGAGCAAAGACACAGTAATCAAGCTTTATGATACAATCGCAGATCAAGTCAATGATAGCTTTGCGGCGTTCATGGAGCGCGCCTTTCATACACCAAGAAAAAATGGCATGATTATCAAAGCAGGTAGAGAATTGATTGCTGATCGTGGCTTATTCATTACTAAGAAACGCTATGCTCTTAATATCTTCGACAAAGAAGGCAAGCGTTTAGACGTAAATGGCAAGATTGGTAAAATCAAAGCTATGGGTCTTGACCTAAAACGTGCAGATACTCCTAAATATGTTCAAGATTTCTTGATGGGTGTCTTAGAAATGGTTCTTGCAGGTAAAGGTCGTGACGATGTAATCGAAACAATCAAAAACTTCAAGGTAGAACTATCTAACAAAGAAAGTTGGACTAAAGGCAGCCCTAAATCTGTAAACAAGCTGACTTACTATAGTGATTTAGAAAAGAAAAGCAAAACTGGTAAAGCAAACATGCCTGGTCACGTTCGCGCAGCATTGAATTGGAACTACTTACGTAGAGTCAATAGTGATAACTATAGCATGAAGATTGTTGATGGCATGAAGATTGTAGTTTGTAAACTCAAATCTAATCCATTGAATTTTACAAGCGTTGCTTATCCCACAGATGAACTAAGATTGCCTGATTGGTTTGTTCAATTGCCATTTGACGATTCTGAAATGGAGCGTACTCTAGTAGATGAAAAAATCGACAACTTATTGGGTATCTTAGAATGGGACATACGCAGCAATACAGATACTAAAAGTACATTTGATGACTTGTTTAGTATTGGATAAATCAAACTTGCTTTTCGCAAATTATTCCACTATAATGCACACACATATTGCCTAAATATTTTAAAGGATAAAACATGAAAGATTTTCTACAGGATCTAATTCAACATACACATTCATTGGGCGTAATCGATTTGATTCGCGTCAATGGTACTGCTACTGAAACTAATATCACTGCTATCGCAGAAGATAAATCAGTAATCGTATTGGGTAAATTCAAAGCACCTATCGCTGAGTTTGAGGGTGTATTTGGTATGCCTAATCTAAGTAAACTTCAAATCATTTTGGGTTTTGAAGAATATGATGAAAAGGCTAAAGTATCAGTAACAAAAACAAATCGTGACGGCGCAGATGTCCCTTCAACGATTCACTTTGAAACTGCAGGTGGTGATTTCGTAAATGATTATCGTCTAATGGCTAAAGCAGTTATTGAGGATAAAGTAAAGAACTTCAACTTCAAAGGTGCTACTTGGAACGTTGAGTTTGAGCCTAGTGTGGCAGGTATTCTTAGGTTGAAAAAACAAGCTAACGCAAATAGCGAAGAAACTAACTTCACACTAAAGACAGATAAAGGTGATCTAAAAGTTTATTTTGGCGATCCTTCTACTCATAGTGCTAACTTCGTATTTCATGCAGGCGTAAGTGGTACACTAAGCCGTGCTTGGATGTGGCCTGTCAAGCAGTTCATTTCAATCATGAATCTAACTGGCGACAAAGTAGTTCGTATCTCAGATCAAGGCGCTGCACAAGTTACAGTTGATAGTGGTGTAGCAGAATACACTTATCTACTACCCGCACAATCAAAATGATTAAATCCATTGTTGGAGGAAATTGTATTGAAATCGTAGGAGGTAGCAGTAGTTACCCCTACGTGAATATGGCCAATACAAGTGCGGGAATGGTGAGGTATAATGGTACTACTTCAAATTTTGAAGTGTATGATGGGTATAATTGGTGTCCTATAACTTCGTTATCAACTACAATTGCCTTAGACAGAGGGACTCAAGAGATTTTATCCTGGGCTAAAAAGAAGTGTGACGAAGAAATAGAACTTGAAAAACTCGCAGAATCTTATCCTGCAGTAAAAGATTTGGTGAAACAAATCGAAGAAAAAGAAGCACAAATTAAAGTTATTCAAACACTAGTAAAAGAAGAGAATAAAGTTGGAACAAATTGATCTTTCAGCAGCCCAACAAGATGATTGGGCTCTTTTCCTCCCCGCAGTATCATCCTTTTTCATTTCAGGATTGGGACTACAGCGGGAAGGTAAACAGTATTTTGATCCTGCGCGTATTCCACAAAGCTTTAATGGCGATGTAGAGAAACTAAACTTTCTTAATAGTAAAGAGGGTCTATATACATACAAATGGGGTCTTTATTCATCAGGTCATGCTAATTTGGATCCTACTGTAGATGATCCCCAAGAAAGTATCATTCGCAAACGCGAAAAGGGTACATTCATGTTAGGAGACTCAGGTGGTTTCCAGATTCTAAAAGGTCAATGGCCAGCAGATTGGAAAGATCCTAACTGCCCTAAAGCTATGGCTAAACGCCAAGCTGTACTAAAATGGATGGATACATACATGGATTATGGTATGTGTCTTGATATTCCTTCTATGTCGTTGACTACTTATCATATCAAAGATCCAAAAACTGGTAAATCAGTTCATGGTATTTCATCTATCCAGGAAGCTATTGACGCCACACATATCAATAATGAATATTTCATTAAAAATAGAAATGGCGAATGTAAGTTTCTAAATGTAATGCAGGGGCAAAATCATACTCAAAGCGATCAATGGTATGATGAAATGAAAAAGTATTGTGACCCAAATATTTATCCCAATAATCATTTTAATGGTTGGGCATTTGGTGGACAAACTAAAGTTGATATTCATCTTACACTAAAGCGATTAGTAAACATTATCCATGATGGTTTGCTTATTCCAGGTAAACATGATTTGATACATTGTTTGGGTATCAGCATTATGGAATATGCTGTACTATTCAGCGATATTCAGAGAGCTATTCGCAAATATCATAATCCAAATTTGCGTATTACATTTGACTGTGCTAGCCCATTTTATAGTGCTGCAAAAGGATTGTGTTATTTTGAAAATACTTTTGAGCATAACAAGAAATGGGCATATAGGATGGAAAAAACTGCTGAAAATAAAAACTATGCCCAAGATAATCGTAAATTTAGGGATGTTGTATTAGCTGATGGTATCCATAAAGTCTTTACAGATAGCCCTGTAACTGATAAACTTCTTGTTAAGGATATCTGCTACAGGGGCGTAGGATTCATCAATCAGCAAGGCAAAGAAACAAAGACAAGTTGGGATACGTTGAGCTACACGCTATTGCAAGCACACAATGTATATCAGCATATCTTTGCTGTGCAAGAGGCAAATCGTCGTTATGATAGTGGTATCATACCAGCTATGCTAATGAACGAGACTTTTGATAGAATTAAATTCAGCGATGTAGTTGATGAAATCTTTGCTCAAAAAGATAGACAGAAAAGTTTAGATTTGATTGAACAGTACAACAGATTTTGGATGCAAATGAAAGCAGGAAGTATGGGTTATTCAGGTAAGCGAGCAGTAAACGCTACTACTATGTTTGACCAATTGTTTGAAGTAGAGGATTCCACTACTGAAGAGGTGGATGAAGATTTTGTAGATAGTGACGAGGCTATAAATGAGGTTTTAGATGCTACCTAATTTGCAAATGCCCCATGTGGTTTTTAACATAGGCTCAAAAATCTTTATAAAGCATGATATTCTTTCTGTAACAATGTGTGAGGATATAATTAGGTTTGGTGAACAGAATGTAAAACCCGGAGTAAATAAATATCCTAGTAGTGATAGAGTAGAGGTTGATTTTCAAACTTGTTTATTGCCATTGAATCACCCCATCCATTCAACTCTAGCAGATGTATGGAAAAGTGCAATAGAGTTTTTCAAATTTGACATTACATTTATAGAACAATATGAATTGAAAAAATATGAAAACGGTGGCTATTTTGGAAAACATACTGATACAAAATACATCAATAGTGAAAACTGGGATAGAAAATTAACTATGGTTATTCAATTGTCCGATGAGCAATCATATAAACAAGGGGGATTATCTGTATTAGGATTTAGCAGCACTAAAAAAAGGGGCAGTGTTATAGTTTTTCCTTCTTTTTTCCCTCATGAAGTTAAGAAAACAGAAGGTATTAGGTGGTCTTTAATAGGATGGGCTTGGGGCCCTTATTGGAAATAGGAGTTTATGATGTCTTATACTAACAGAATTGCAGTATTACAAGAAAGTCTCAAACTGCTTGAAAAGCGTATTAGTGAAATCGACAAAAGTCAAGATAATCAAGTTTGGACTGAAGCCATTCAACAAAAAATTACGCTTGAACGAGAAATCAGCAGGTTGCAAAAACTTGACTGGGAGGAAAAATACGAAAGGTTGGATTTAGATGAAGATCGATAATCAGACTACAATAATTACTACTCCATCTGAGTATATTAATAATACTAGTATTAATTATTACTATAATCAGTTACCTGCGCCACGTTTTGGTAGTGATGGTAACGTACCCATGCTTGAAATTAAAAAAGATGGGTTTTATGTTCGTGGAGTTAGGGTAAATCAGGATGAAAAAGAAGCAGAAATAGTGTATAATGCGTTTCATCAGTGGTTAACTTACAATACATTAACTCGTTAAGGAATAATATGTTTGACCAACGTGAACAAGCTCTAAAAGAGCAACGAGAAGTAATTAAAAACGCTGCAAAGCGTATGATTTGGGTAACATTTCGTAAAGAAGGTATTCATCGTTATCCTGCTGCTGAAACAGATCCAAATCTTAAAACAGGAGATGAATATGACGTTTCGTTTTTGGGCTATCCTCATCGCCACATTTTTCATTTTAATGTGGGCATCCAAGTCTTTCACAACGATAGAGACATCGAATTTATTCAATTCAAACGCTGGCTTGAAGGGCTGTATAGTGGCTCACAAGCTACTTTGCAATTGAATTATAAAAGTTGTGAGATGATAGCCGATGACTTATATGAGCAAATAGCAGTCAGATATCCATTCAGGGATATTCAAATACAAATTAGTGAAGATGGTGAAAACGGTGCTACTATTTTTTACAACAGTCGTGTATAATCTAACTTTAACAACAAACTTAAAAAGGTATTAAAATGGCAAAACTAAACATTCAGCCCAATGCTCGCGTACATCAAATTTTTGATGATCTTGACCAATATCGCGAATTTTGCGTAGAATATGGTTACATTTTTGACGAGGCTTCACTATATGACATGAAGAATCATGTCTATAGGACTTTTACTAAAAAGTTAGCAGGCAAAGAAGTCAAAAACATGTGGGATGAAGATACGCCAGATGTTGCAGTAAGTATCTAAGAAAAAGGGCCCGCAAGGGCCCCATAACTTTATGAAAACAATATACATTATTCCTATCGAACCTATTGATGCGAGATACACTAAACAGTGGTACTATAATATACCTGCCATCTTAGAAAAAGAAATCTATAAACGAGGTTTAGATGTCTGTGTAGAAACTATTGATGGCGTACAGGCTGCTGTGGGTACTACTAAAGGTGCATTCTTAGATTTTGCAGCCACAAACATTTACAAAGCAAGTCAAACACAAAAAGTCAGCGAACTATTCAAAAGTGGTCGCGTAAAGCCAGGCGACAAATTTCTAGTTACTGATGCATGGAATTTCGCTATAACTGTTATCAAATACATGAGCGATCTACTGAATATTCCTGTAGAGATTCATGGTATTTGGCACGCAGGAGCTTATGATCCCACAGATATATTGGGATACAAAATGGCTAAACCTTGGCCCTGGCATCAAGAATCTTCTTGGTTTCATAGCTGCGATTATAACTATTACGCAACAGATTTTCATAAAGATATGTTTTTGTCTAATCTGTTGATTGATAAAGCATATCATCACAAAGCCGTACGTAGTGGGCAGCCTCATACTCCTATCATTGAGCAATGTGGTCAATACTGGGATAAACCTAAAAAGAAAGTAATGATTTGGCCTCATCGTTATAATGACGATAAGCAACCTAATATCATGGAAGATGTTAGGTACAGCATTACAGGTGAAACTTTAGTAACACAGAAAATGAATCTGTCTAAGGAAGAATATTACAAAACTTTGGGATCATGCAGCGTTATTTTCAGTTGCAGTCTACATGAGAATTTGGGTATTAGTGTGATGGAAGCTGTGTTAGCAGGTGTGATTCCTGTACTTCCAAATCGTTGCTCTTATAGAGAAATGTACATGCCTGAATTCTTGTATCCAAGTGAATGGACTAAAGATTATGATAGTTACAAAAAGCACAAGCAAGAACTAGTTAACTTTATCAATCATAGATTGGATGTTAGAGATTATTACGTTCGTTTGTTAGAAACACAACGAGATATACTTATTGAAAAATACCTAACACCTACAGTTATGGTAAACAAATTATTGGGGGCATGATGGTGGATACTTTATGGGAATCAATGTTTTTAGAAAAATACCCTAATGCATCTAAACATCAAATCCTCGAAGCTAAAAAAGAAGCGGTAATTGAATGGGCATATGATGAGAACACAGAAATGGCTGAGTTGTACGACAAATATGTAACGTTTAAACGATTGCAAGGTATTGAACCAGGAGACGCACAATGAGAATTGAGGAAGAAACCAAATTGGATTTTAAGGATGTCTTAATCCGTCCAAAACGTAGTACACTTTCAAGCCGTAAAGAAGTAGATTTAAAACGCACATACAAATTCAAGCATAGTGGTTGGACGTGGACAGGAGTGCCTATTATGGCATCTAACATGGATGGAGTAGGTACTACAGACGTTGCAGAAGCACTTTATGAGCATAAGTTGTTTACGTGTCTAGTAAAATCTTATAATCATTGGCAATTAGAACCCACTATTGATAAAATTGGTGGTAACTACTTAGCTGTTTCTACGGGAACTAGTGAACGTGATCTAAATAAGTTAGTATTGATCTTAGATTCAATACCTGCTATACATTTTATCTGTATTGATGTAGCTAATGGTTATAGCGAGCATTTTGGTGACTTTGTTGCTGAGGTTCGCAGACTATACCCAAAGCATACTATCATTGCAGGTAACGTAGTTACCGCAGACATGACACAGGAGTTAATTTTACGTGGAGCCGATATTGTTAAAGTGGGCATTGGTCCTGGCAGCGTATGCACTACAAGGGTGCAGACTGGTGTGGGCTATCCGCAACTATCTGCCATCATCGAATGTAGCGATGCCGCTCATGGCCTTGGCGGACATATTATCGCTGATGGTGGTTGCACTTGTCCTGGCGACGTTGCTAAAGCCTTTGGTGCTGGTGCCGATTTTGTTATGCTGGG